AAACGGGTCTCGAACTGATCGAGAGCGGCACGACATACACACAGATGACCGCGCCGATGAACGAAGCAATGCGACTGCTGACCGCCCAGCAGGTCAAGCACGGCGGCAACCCCGTCTCCCGTTGGATGGCAGACAATCTCGACGCGAAGCGACCGAACGACGACCCCGATCGTCTGCGCCCCGTCAAGCCCGATCGTCAAGCGACCGGCAAGCGAATCGACGGGATGCCCGCGTGGTTCTTCGCTCTCGACGGCGTGCTCATGACGAAGGTCGCGCCGCGATCGGCGTACGAAAACGATCAAGCAACCGTAGGGATGGTGTGACGTGGGGCGTTTCCTGTCCGGCCTGCGTGACGCCCTGATCGGTCAAGAGATCGTACAGATGTCCGTTGTCCCGCAGCGGAAGTCGACGACGTTCCAGACCGTGAATCCGAACCCGCTGCTGACCGTGACGAGCAACGGCGAAGAGATCACGATCAATCTCAACGAGCTGATGGGCGCGACCCCCGCGCAGATGTATCGCACGCAGCCGTACTTGCGATCAGTCGTCGACTTCCTCGCGCGCAATATCGCCCAGCTCGGGCTTCACTGCTACGACAGAGTTTCCGACACCGAGCGAATTCGAGACACGACGTCTGCGATGCCGCTGCTGATCAACTCGCCGAACGACTACACGACGCGCTACGAGCTGCTCAACGCTCTGGTCAGCGATCTCGCGCTCTGGGACGAAGCCTTCTGGCTACTCACCCCGTCGACGCAGACTGCGAGCGGCTGGCGGATCACTCAGATTCCCGTGACGTGGGTCAATCGCCCGCTGTACGGCAATTACTGGCAGCCCGACGTCTGGCGCATCATTCGTCCCGGCCAGGTGCCCGAGCTCATCCCCGCCGAGCAGATGATCCACTTCCACGGCTGGGACCCTGAATACCCGCACCTGGGCGTGACTCCCGTACAGACGCTGAAGCACATTCTCTATGAGCAGATCGCCGCCGTCGTCTATCGCCAACAGCGCTGGGAGAAGGGCGGTCGGGTCGGTCATGTGATCACGCGGCCCGCCGCAGCTCCCGCGTGGTCGCTCGATGCCGAAGAGCGCTTTCGTCGAGAGTGGCGCAACAGCTACAGCGGCAACTACGCCGCCGAGGGCGGTTCGACGCCGATCTTGCAAGACGGCATGACGCTGACAAAGGTCGGCTTCTCTGCGGTCGAAGACGAATTCGTCGAGGCGTCAAAGCTCGCGCTGACGACGGTAGCTGCTGTCTACCACGTCAACCCGACAATGCTCGGTCTGCTCGACAATGCGAACTACAGCAACGTGCGCGAGTTCCGTCGCATGCTGTACGGCGACACGCTCGGCCCGTGGCTCAGCATGATCGAAGACCGGGTGAACAACTTCGTCGTGCCGAAGGTGCAAGGCCGCGACCAGCAGCTTTACGTCGAATTCAATATCGCCGAGAAGCTGCAAGGTTCGTTCGAAGAGCAAGCGACCGTCGCGAGCATGGCCGTTGGCGGGCCGTACATGACCCGCAACGAATATCGACTGCGGCAGAATCTGCCGCCGATCGACGGGGCCGACGAGCTCATCGTGCCGATGAACGTCGTCACGGGCGGGCAGCCCAGCCCAGTCGCGCCGCTGTCTGCGCCAGTACGTCTTGCCGCGTCCCCAGATCGTCGAGGCCGCACGATACGTAGCGCTCGTGTGCATCGCGTCGAGCAGAAGCTGCGCGCGAGTCAGACGCAAGAGCAGCGCACCGAGCAGGTACTGCGTCGCTTCTACAAACATCAGCGAGACGTCGTGCTCTCGAAGATGGGCGCGAAGAGTGCCGACGACTGGTGGGATCAAGATCGTTGGGATAACGAGCTGGCCGACGATCTGACAGCGAACGCGATGGTCGTCTCGACAGACATCGGCAATCAGGCCACGAGCGATCTGGGCGTCGCCACGAGCTACGACCCGAAGCGCACCAAGAACTATCTCGCCGAGATGATGCGTCATCGAGCGGAGTCGATCAACTCGACGACGAAGTCGAATCTCGACGACGCGAAAGATGCCGACCCGGACGACGAAGACGCGACGACGCCGTCCGATGTCTTCGACGAGGCAGAGAACGAGCGATCCGCGACAGGTGCGATCACGATCTGCACCGCTGTGGCGGGCTTCGCGATGAGCGAGTCGGCACGTCAAGCATCCCCACAGGGCGGCGCGACGAAGACATGGGTCGTCAACAGCAGCAACAGTCGTCACCCCGAGATGGACGGCGAGACAGTCGGCATCGATGACGAGTTCTCGAACGGCGCGAAGTGGCCCGGCGACAGCTCGCTCGACAGCGATCAATCAGCGGGCTGTCTGTGCGAGCTAGAGATCTCGATTCCCTAACCCACGCAAGGAAAGGCCAGACATGCGACGCGACAAGACTTTCCCGGCGAGGGTGAAGACCGATTCGCCGGCGGCCGAGGACCAGGCCGATCCGGGCGACGAGAGCAGCTCTACCGCAAGCGAATCCGCGGGCACATTCGAGGCGCTCGTCAGCGTCTTCGGGAACAAGGACAGCTACGGCGAAGTCGTCATGCCCGGCGCGTTCACTCGCACGCTCGACGAGTGGGCGACGAAGGGCGACCCGATCCCGGTCTACTGGTCGCATCGTCTCGACGATCCGCTGATGAACATCGGCAAGGTGCTCGAAGCGAGCGAGACAGCAGACGGGCTGCTCGTCAAGGCGCAGCTCGATCTCGACAACCCGAACGGCGCGCAGACATACAAGCTGATGAAAGAGCGACTGGTGACGCAGTTCTCGTTCTCGTTCGGCGTGCGCGACTATCAGAAGAGCACCGACGGCGATTCGATCGAGCTGACTGATCTCGATCTGTACGAAGTCGGCCCTACCCCAGTCGGCGCGAACAGCGAGACAGAGCTGATCGGCATCAAGGCGGGTCGCGTGCTGTCCGCAAAGAACGTCGAGATCATCACTGCCGCAAAGGATGCCATGAGCGCGGCTAGTAGTGCGCTGTCAGATCTCTTGAAAGCCAACAATTCCAGCGATGACGGCAAGTCGTCACGAACTGTGCGCGGTCAAGGCCAAGGAACCCGTGAGGGTCAAGGCCAAGGAACCCCAGCGGTGAGTGTCGATCTCGTGCTCGCGCAGATCGAACTCGAATCACTCTCCGGAAGGTAGACATGCAATGACACTGCAAGAACAGCGCGAGCAGGCGATCGCGAACGCTCGTGCGATCGCCGAGGGCGTGAAAGCGGCCGGGCGACAGATGACGCCCGACGACCTGACGAAGATCAACTCGCTGCTGGACGACGTCAAGAGTCTCGACGCGAAGATCCTCGCCGCCAAGCAGGGCGACGCGCTGCTAGAGCGGCTGGGACAGCTCGACAGCAGCGAGCGTCACGACGAGCCGTCACGACCCGGCCAGACGCAGGCCAGATCGCTTGGCGAGCACTTCGTCAAGAGCGTGGGCGATCAGTTGCGCGCGAATCGCAACCAGCCGGGCGCGAGCGTCACGGCCCCCGAGTTCAAGGCGCAAGCGGCCACTGACCCGGTTGTCACGAGCGGCTACGTCTTCCCGCAGATCGACACGAGTGTCGTCCAGGGCTATCGACGCCCGCTCGTCATCGCTGATCTGTGCAGCTCGGGAACGCTGTCCGGTCAGTCGATTACGTACTTCGTCGAGGGCACGCGAGCTGGCAACTTCGCGACTGTCGTCGAGGGCGCGCAGAAGCCGCAGATGAGTTACAACTTCACGACGGTGACCGAGGCGCTGACGAAGATCGCCGGTCTGATCAAGCTCTCCGACGAGATGATCGAAGATCTCCCGTTCCTGGTAAGCGAGATCAACAGCCGCCTTCTGTACGATCTCGGCATCTTCGAAGAGGCACAGCTTCTCAACGGCGACGGCACAGCGCCGAACCTGCGAGGTCTGTTGAACCGCAGCGGGATTCAGACCGAAGCCGGGGCGACGAACGCCGACAATCTCGACGCGATCTTCCGCGCCTCGACGAAGGTGCAGGTCGCGACCGGGTTCGCGACTGACGGGATCGTCATTCACCCCAACGACTTCCAGACCTTCAGACTGAAGAAGGACAACAATCTTCAGTACTACGCGGGCGGTCCCTTCACGGGCGCGTATGGCGAATACCCGGCCGGGCCGAATGGCGGATATCTGCCGCTGAACCCCGCGCTCTGGGGATTCCCGACCGTCGTCAGCCCGGCGATCGCCCAGGGCACGGTTCTCGTCGGTGCGTTCAAGCAAGCTGCGACCGTCTATCGCAAGGGCA